AAATGGGCTGATGAAAGTCGAATGATTGCTCAAATTGGTAATCATATTTTCTATCGTTGATGTAACTAAAGGTGATGTATGTCCACTAATGATTTTGAAGTCCATCCACGAGGCACTAGTGAAGAGCTTCGCGTTGTCCGACAGTTTGTGAAAGAAATTAGCGATCAAGTTAATGCTGGTACAAGTAGGGATGAATTGAAGTATATAGTTGCCCAAATGAATCTCTGGTATGTTGGACATAACGAAAGGTATCCCAATGTCTAACTATTGTGATGTTGTAGTTGACCTTCAGTCTGGTGATACAGGCAAGGGTAAAGTAACCCATTCTCTTCTTGAGAGTGGTGAATATAATCTTGTATTGAGGTACAATGGTGGTTCCAATGCTGGTCATACGATTTATCACAAGGGTGAAAAGATTGTCACTCACCAAGTCCCAGCTGGTGTTCTTTATGGTATTAAGTCTCTTATTTGTATTGGCTGTGTAGTTAATATTCCAAAGCTGATTAATGAAATCAAGATGCTTAACGACCATGGTATTAATACAGATGGTCTTATATCTGTAGATTATAGAGCTCATGTTGTAACAGAAGAACATCTCACTGAAGATGGCAACGATACCTCTATAGGAACCACAAAACAGGGAATTGGTCCCTGCTATAGGGACAAGTATGATAGGAAAGGTATTCGTATTACAGAGCTGACATATGATCAGTCTAGAGACAAGTACTTTACTCTTGTTGATAGTCTTCCATTCTTCAAGGATGCAAGAATCTTAGCTGAAGGTGCTCAAGGATTTGAGCTTGATATTGATTGGGGTGATTATCCATATGTCACTAGCTCTCATTGCACCGTTGGATCTGTATGTCTAAATGGTGTATCACCAAGGAAGATTAGAAAGATCTATGGTGTTGCTAAGGCATATGAGACCTATGTTGGTACTAAAGACTTTGGCATGGACTGTAATGATCTTAAAAAGATTCAAGAACTTGGCCAAGAGTTTGGGGCCACAACTGGTCGTCCTAGAAAGTGCAACTGGATTAACTTAGACAAGTTAGCCTATGCTGCTAATGTTAATGATATTACCCATCTGATAGTCAATAAGATTGATATCCTGGATAAGGTTGGTAGGTATGTTTATATCAAAGATTTTGAGAGACACGATGCTGGTACAAGACTTGGATTAATTAGTGAAATTGTTAATGCACTACCAGATAATGTTAAGATTGTATTTTCTGACTCACCTCACACAATATAAATAATGGAGCATATCGTTTATGAATAATGCTACAGTTGACACAGAATTGTTGATGCATACGTACGAAAAACTAATTCAAAAATTAAATGTGCCGGAGGACAGGAAGGCTGCAACGCCCCTGAATGCAAGATGGTTCATAAGACAAGGATACGTTCAAAACAGAAACAGCCCACTAGCGCAGGATGTGTTGGACCTGGCGAGAAAAATTGCTTAGGAGTTAAGCTGATGTATAATGAAAGTGTATTGAGACCCCGAGTGCGTGTTCATTTTGATCCAAGCAATAAAGACCATATTGAGGATTATGCAAATTTTATTAAATATGCTAATTGGAAAAGTGGTTGCAAGTATTTGCTTGAGCAGCCATTCCAGGATATTCCCTCAATGATTAATAGTAAACTTGTTGTTCATTTTTTAAAGCCTCATCTTAATGTCTAACTATCCATACTTGAAACAGTATGAGGGCATTTATACTGGCGAACAAAAACTAACCCTTGTTCAAGGTAGGGGGCCAGAGGAAGGTGAAGTGTATGGTGATGGCACAGAGTTCCTAAAGAAAGTTTTGACATTTGTTGATTACACTATAAACACAAAGCATAGAGCTATATCAGTTCTTGATTATGGTTGTGGCCGAGCAATGCATACTCACAACCCATCATACAATATGGTAAAATCATTTAAAGATACAACAATCTTTAGTCATTTTAAAGGTATGATTCAATCCTACTACTGCTATGACCCAGCCGTCCCTAGATACTCAACAAAACCAAGCCAAGGGTCACTATTTGATTTAGTAGCCATTCCAGATGTTCTAGAGCATGTTCCAGAGGAACATGTGGCTGAAGTAATAAAGGATTGCTCATCATTTGTCAAAGACGATGGGTTACTTGTTGCCACAATAAGTAATAATATAGCATACGCACATTTTACAAATCCTGATGGAACTTTAGGTGAAAATTTACATTGCACACTTAAACCAATTGAGTGGTGGATAAATTTGTTTCATTCCGTTATTGTGGATAGAGCTTTTGTAATAGGCGTTAATGACAATCTGTTTATGAGATCAATAAACTCAAGGGCCAACGTAATTTGGTATAGTTCAGATACGGAAAAGTTTAAAACTAACCAAGCAAAATTTCCCTTTGTGTGGTATAATAAATAAAACATCTTCTATAAAATGGGTTTTGTATGAATAAGTTGCAAGAATATGTTTTAAAGTACCAAGGGCTTCATGATGGGAGTGGGTGTTATTATTCGTTAGATTCGTCTGATAGCACAAAACCTCGATACAATAAAGATGCTATACTGTTTGATGGGTCTCAGCTAGGTCGAAAATTTCCACCATACATTAAGCAAGTTATTAAAGCTAAAGGAAGGGCAATAACTTTATTAGATTATGGGTGCGGCCGAGCAACCCATGTACATAAGGCCTTACCAGAACATGGTAATAAGACACTACTTGGCAAACTCCAAGGAATGGTTCAGTGCTATTATTGCTATGACCCAGCAGTAAAAAAATATAGCATGAAGCCACCTCTAGGAATGGAGTTTGACCTTCTATGCTGTGCTGATGTTATGGAGCATGTTCCAGAGGAATTTGTACCTGTTGTTCTTGCTGAGATTGGCAACTACACTAAAAAGAACGGCGCTCTAATATTCTCAATATCTGCAAATACTGCAAGAAAAATATTCCATGATGGTGAAAATCTTCACATAACACTCAAGTCTGTAGAGTGGTGGGTGAACGCTATTCAACAATATATTGGCAATAAATCATTTCTCCTATTCCATACCGATAATGCAAGACTTAGTGAAGGTGATGAAAAGGAAAAGGCCACTGTTATCAAATACTACAACTCTGAAAAGTTTCGTGTGTGGAATCTTGATGGTATTGAAAGAGCAGAGGAAATAGTATGAAGCAAGAAGTGAAAATGTTCATAGGTATGGACGAGAATCAAAGATTCTGTTATGACACCTGCAGACTTTCAATTGAAGACCATTCAAATATAGAAACCAACCCAATTGACCTCTCATCACTCTCCAACCGAGGAATGTATTGGAGAGAGCAGGGTGAAGAAAGTACCTCTTTTGCCTTCACAAGATTCCTTGCTCCATACCTGAAGGGGTTCTATGGCCTTGCCATATTTTGTGATAGTGATTTTATATGGAATTGTGATCCTAAGGATTTATTACAGCATGTTGATACATCAAAAGCTGTAAGTGTAGTCAAGCATAATATTCAACCAAGTCAACTAAAGCCATTCAAGATGGATGGTAAAAAGCAGTCATGGTATCCAAAGAAGAACTGGTCATCTTTAATGGTATTCAATTGTGACCACCCATTCACAAAAAGACTAACACCTCTTACTGTATCTGAGTCGCCAGCTGGTTATCTTCATGAATTTAAATGGTGTGATGATCAAAACGTTGGCTCCCTTCCACATACATATAATTACCTCGTAGGTTACTACAATGACATTGAGAACCCTATGGCAGTTCACTACACTGATGGTGGCCCATGGCATAGTGGGTATGAGAATTGTGAATTTGCTGACAGATGGTATCACTACAAAAATAAAACAATTGAAAAGTATGGTAATCTTTAATGTGGAATGAAAGACTAAACGACAAGTTTACCAATAGACTTATTGGATATTGCCAAGACAAAAGAGTACTAATACTTGGAAATTCATTTTCACTATTCAATAAACCGTATGGTGATTTTATTGATAGTTTTGATGTTGTTGTGAGAATGGGCAAGGGGTATGCGTGGCCAGAATTTAAAGAGCACATAGGCTCCAAGACAGACGTCTGGGTACTTTCCACACTTAGGGCAAACCATTACAAAGATTTTAAAGATGTTCCATACAAGGTATTGAATATATCGCAGATATCAATCTATAAGAAAGAAAAAACAACAACAACAATTTCAAAATACTTCTTTGAGAAAGATTTTGAAATCTATAAAGATTACTTCCTTATGGGTAACATAGATAAGACAAGGTTTTTGATTAAAAAAGCTTATGGAAAGGTGTCAGTTGATGAAAGAGCATCACAGGGTGCATTAACTATATCTTACTTTCAAAATTTTATTAGATCATATAAAGAACTCCACGTTCTTGGATTTGATTTTTTTGAAGGAAAGGTACAGTACGAGATGGATGGTGAGGTGAATGAGGTGAGTAGTTTTCACCTTCCCGTACCATCCTTCAAAGGCCCTAACTCTAACCCCCATGCTGGGTTGTATGTTGAGGGGCATCCGGATAAAGATTATATTCTTGGTCTGAGGGACAAGGGTTTGATTGTTTTCCACGACATGGAGCCCCTAGTTCAAACGCCAGAGTTAAGTGAGAAGATTAATACCCTAATGAACAAATATAGAAGAAATGGTACACTCCTAAGTATAGGAACACCCAACACATCTCAATTGGTAGATGGAGCAGCAAATAATGAAACTAGTAATTGAAAGAAACGAAACAAACAAAAACTCAAAGGGTGGCACTGAGCTAATGGCTGAGGGCCTGGCTAGGTATGTTGACAACTCTTTGCTTGAGAAATTTCAAATCATACCATCTAGAGTCAGGGAGTTGAATCCAGAGAAAATTCCCATTCTCTGGCTCCACGATCTACCCTGGGACCCAGAGTCTGCTAAACTTAAAGATCCAGAGTACAGAAAGCAATTTAAGAAAATTGTATTTGTATCACACTGGCAGCAACAAATGTATAATACAGTTCTTGGTGTTCCCTTTTCAGAAGGTATTGTAATTAAGAATGCAATTGACCCTATTGCTGAGGACACTATTGTTAAGCCAACAGATAAGATCAAGTTAATATATCACCCAACACCACATAGAGGCCTTGAAATACTAGTTCCGGTGGTTGAAGAGATGGTGAAGTATCATCCTGAAATTCATCTTGATGTATATTCGAGCTTCAAATTATATGGATGGCAAGAAAGAGACAAGCCATATGATTATTTGTTTGATAGAATAAAAAGCAGCCCACACATGACCTATCATGGGTCTGTGTCCCAGGATAAATTAAGAGAAGCAGTTGCTCAGGCGCACATCTTTGCATATCCATCTATATGGCAAGAGACAAGCTGTCTTTGTGCAATAGAGGCAATGTCATCAAGGGCACTAACTGTAACATCATCATTAGCAGCATTACCAGAAACGTGCTCAAATTATGCATTGATGTATAATTATACGGAAGATGTTAATGCCCACGCTAATATGTTCTTTAAAGTTTTAAATCACGCTATCAATGTCATTAAGCGTGGAGACGCATCAAATTACCTCAGGGCTCAGAAAGAGTACTTTGACAGAAACTATAGTTGGGAAATGAGAAAAGAAGAATGGACATTCCTGCTAAATTCTCTACTATAACACCAGACCTCAATATACTTGTAAAGAGCTTGAAGTGGAGAAAGCATCCTATGCTTCCTGAGCTAGAGATGTTGTCTCTTCCAAACAAAAACGACAACATAAAAAAACAACTTCAAGATGGCCACCACTCATGGCAGTGGCCATATCTCTGGGAGTGTGGTGTTGCCTTAGCAAGGTGGGTATTGGACCATCCAGCGGCTGTTAAAAATAAAGTTGTATATGACCTTGGCACTGGTCAGGGAACTGTGGCAATTGCAGCAAAAAAAGCTGGAGCAAAAATATCAATAGGAATTGACTGTTGTGTCTTTAGTCAATTTGTAGTTGATACAAATAGTGTGCATAATGGCACAGAGGTCATATCGTACACCAGGGACATTTTTAACTCTAAGATAGGATCAAGTTGTGTTGTGTTTGCCTCTGACCTAGTGTATGGACAACAAACAAGCAATAAAATATTAGACTATCTTGCTCATCTTGGCAAGACCTCTACTGTCATTATTGCTCAGTCCGGTCGAGGGAATCCAAAATACGAAATTCAACATCCTGAATTTTACAATATTATGGAATACGAGGTTCCCTGCTTCACACCAGGCCTCGAACTCACGGAAACCATGCCAGTTTCCCTGTGGACATGTAACCCCTTGATTCTTAAGGACATGTAACTTATTGATTCCACGGGCATTTTCAAACCATTTGTAACTCCTTGATTTAAAAGGACCTGTTGCTGTTGTTTCTGTAGACCAAATGTGTATAATGGACGACATGGAAAGCAAACAACAAGTACGAATTGGTGACGTCGTCAAGTCTCTTGACTTCGTTGGTATTAACGACTGCTACTACATCGGTCTCGTGACCGGAATTCTCAACGACGGTCGATTCAAGGCTAAGGCAATCAAGCGTGTGTGGAAGGGCGAGGCTGATAAGCGTCCTCTTGCTGACGAGTTCTTCGCTCCGCTTCCTGGCCACGATTTCTTCGACGACATGGCTGAATGGAAGGATGCTGCTCCGCGCATTCAGGTGCTTGCCTAATGGATGTCAGTCAAGCATGTGTGATTCTTGATCGCCAGGCCAAGTTGGAAGGGACTGGTATCCTTGAACTTCTTCAGACCATTGACCATTACGGTATACGTGATTATACGGAATTGTATTGTCTGGATCTGGATCCTGAGTTTCGGTCGGCCTACTATGTTTTTATGAACAGCGCCCGTCAGATGTTTGCAAAGGTGGAAGCGTAATGTCTAATTCTGACAAACAAGAAGTCTTCATGTTCTTGGATGAACTTCGAAGCACTGGTATCACTAACATGTTTGGTGCTGCCCCCTACATCCAAGAGTTCTTTGGAGTCGACCGTAAGGCAGCTCGAGAGCTGCTCAATGAGTGGATGAAGACGTTCAGTGAGCGTCGCGCCTAACATGCAGATTCCGTCTATAGGTTCTCTCGTTAAGGTTACTACTCGGTATCCGAGTAATGTTGCCGGCCGAGAATGGGATGACAGGACTCATACTGGCAGAGTCGTACCAATTCCGTTATATTGGAAGGATGAGGTTGGTAATACCTTCGCTGTAGAAACTGGCCGCTCCTATCATCCCATCTCCCTTATCTATACTCAGAGGGTCATTGACCTTCAGATTCTAGAAGGGCAGGCTCTGAACAAGACTGAGTTTAGCAAATTACTAACTATTGAATGCACTGTTGCCGGCAGTAAGGGTAACGTGTATAATGTCATGTCCAAGGGTGGGAAGTGGTCCTGCACTTGTACAGGTTTCGAATTCCGTAATCAATGTAAGCACATAGCACAGGTAAAAAGTAAGATTTATGGCAAAGCAGCGTAACGATTCTCTTGCTCGAGCACTCGGCCAAGAACCGACGTTTACTGAACCTACCAAGTTGAACCTCATCGAGGCTCTTAACTGGTACAACTACAACAGCGATGATGGCAACTATAAGATTTGGTTGCGGCAGTTCCTCGCCCAGCAGAAGTCATTCTCTAAGAGCGACATTGCCAAGGCTACGAGTGGTGATGTTCCTCGTGCCATTGCCGCGCTTGCCCGAATGGAATCTCGTGGTGTGGCAACTGGTGAGCAGGCTCGTGTTATTGCGTTCGCAATGAAGGCAATTGAATCCTCTACCTATGTGGAAGAGGAAGATGTTGTACCGACTAATGTCATTTCTATTCGCGACCGTCTGAAGGAGTCTTGTACTCCGTATGTCGCTTGGATTGACCAGCAGATCGATAACTTCATTGCTGGCAAGTCATACGATGATAACATATATGACTATTTGAATGGTCAAGGCTGTAAGGCTGGCCATGCTCGCATGATTCGAGAAGCGTTTGAGTTCAACTTTAACGAGATGGCTCTCCTCAAGGATGGCGACCCTGCTGTTGTCGAATGTTATGAGGCCTATGGCAAGAAGGCTATCAAGGTCCTTGTTGCATTCTACGAGAAGTTGGAATCTGATCTTGCTCAGCTTGAGCAGACTAAGAAGGCTGCTCGTGTCCGTAAGGTCCGTAAGCCAAACGTCGAGAAGATGTTGTCGAAGGTCAAGTACCTGAAGGAGTCTACCGAGTTTAAGGTTGGTTCAATCCACCCCCAGAAGGTTCTTGGCTCTGAGCAACTTTGGATCTTCAACACTAAGACTCGTCAGCTTGGCCGCTATGTTGGTAGCAACATC